AGTATCCGATTCCGTAGCTTTGACCTCCGTCAGGCTTCCCTTCAGTTTCCCAGTGGTGAGAATTCCATTGTGTGTCTGTCATGCGATCGCACTCTTCAACTCAACACCCACATTGTATATGCCACACCCAGGGGAAACTACATCCTCTCTCCTCGGTATTCTAATCACCTGCTCTGGACTAGATACAACTACTTCAACCGATAGTTGTTCCTGATTGAATCGCCAGTAAGTACTGAACGGATTTACTATTCTAGCTACTACTTCGGTAGGGTGATAAAAAAGCGAGTCAGTCAGCAGAAATGATTCCCCATGCATCCCACCTACCAAGTCCCAGAAGTCCCACACCGCTCCTATTGCAGACTTCGTGACTGCCTGATACTCCAGTATAATTGTCTGTCCAGTGCTGACAAACTGAGTGCGGACATTCTGGGTATTGCCATCCCTGAACTCAGAGCGACTGCCTTTATATGGTGCGGTGGTGACAGGGTTGATTCGGTTGGGTTTTGGGTCAGAAGGGTATATCAGGGTCATGGGATTTCGTCTAGAACAGTGATAATTGCATTGTTTCAGCTACTTCATTTGATTCGGTTGTAGCAGCTGACTTTTTTACTTTATCCTTGCGAGTAACAGGCTTTGCTTCGGGCGTTTTTTCTTGGCTGGCGGCGATTCGTTGTAGTGCAATGGCGTGATATTCTGGTTCTCTCTCAATGCCAATGTAATTTCGGTTCTCACGAATGCATCCTAGTGCCGTGCTACCACTGCCAATAAAGGGGTCAAGGCAGACTCCATCGGCAGGGGTGACAAGACGAACTAAAAAGCTCATAAGATTTACGGGCTTTACCGTGATGTGGGTGTTTTCTACTTTGCCGCCTATTGTTCTGTCGCTCCGTGAAGCTTTAGGTTGGTAGACGAAAGGGGCTTCTGGTTCAAGGTTGAGGAAGAATCGGGAGGCGTTGGCAGAGCCGTTGCCATCGCTGTATTTATCGCCTATTTCGTTATTTCCAAGCCATGACTTATTTGCATTAAACCTAGAACCCGCCTTACTCGGTTTACTCGCCCTCATCTCTGCGGTCTGTTCATTTAGCAAACGTACAGGACAATTTTCGCTACAAGAATAGGCGGCTATCTCTTCAGTATTGCCTGGGCTGGTATTGTATCCGTTGCATATCCATTCATTTGTTCCATGACCATAAATATTTTTGCTGTCATGGGTAACTTTTGATTTGTTTATTTTTGTTGCACCACTCTCTGTCTTCACTCGCTTCGTGCCACACGCAACGCAATCGGGGTGATGGGAGAGCAGAAAATTTGAAGGATATCTGCCAGTTGCAGGTGTTTCTTTATTTGAAGAAACAAATAAATCTGTACGATTTTCTAATTCTCTCCATGTATGCATTTTCCCACTACCTGTAGGTAGCTTTTCTCCATTAAGTGTTATTCTGCACTCATCAATATTAAAGTCTTCTCTTTTTCCAGGCTTATAACAAACCAATATTGGCTCATGAGCAGGTTTAAGCATTTTTTTACTTTTCGGAAAGCCCTGCCCAAAACACCAGTTCAAGTTTTCAGAAATTTCAAACCCAGCTAACCTCAAGCTCAATCCCATTAAGTCATAAGTACGAGTGCCAGCAAATACAAGAGTATACCCACCAGGTTTTAGCACTCGCAGTACTTCACGCCACACTCTAGGACTCGGCAAAACATCCCATTCACTTTGGCAAAATCCACGGGTTTGATGTTCTACTCCGTCCTCACCCGCCAACCAAGCTTGTATTAGCTTAGGTATGTTTTTTATTCGATTTAATCCATAGGGCGGATCTGTGACAACCGAGTCAACTGAATTATCAGGTAGCGATCGCAACACTTCAACGCAGTCGCCTAACAGTATTTGATTTAGTGGTAAGTCAACTTGTGTTTCTAGCAAGGGTTTTAACAGATGCGTTGATACTATTTTCCTACAGTTTGGTAGGACTGGTGAGTGCGATCGCCGTTATTCAACATAGCTGCTAAGACTTGGCAGTAAAAAAGCGACCTATGGGCGATCGCTTCTGTGGGTTATTTGAATGATTTAATTCGTCGCTGAGATGACTTTGATATTCGCAGGGAAGACGCTGTAGTCTTTGGCTGTCTCTGCAATAAACTGATTCACCGTTACCCTAGGACAGACGCTGCTAGAAAAGTGCCTTTCGTCCATCTGCCAATCGAAGTTTGCGTAACGCTTTTTGTTTGACCATCTTTTGCTCATAGATCTAAGTCCAGTTGGATACCATCTCCAAATCGATCACTCATCAGCTGCCAGAAATGCTTCAGAGACGTTGCTAACTTTAGGATATTTAGCACATCCCGAATATGTTGCTTGAGAACATTTTCGTCTAGGTTTTTCTCAAAGTGCTGATAGTGTTTGTTTTCCCGTCGCTTACTATTTGCATAGGGGTTAACATCCTCCAACTTCTTAACCAGTGCGCGAGGAAAGAGGTCGTAAACGGAGCGCCGAATAAACTTAGCCATCGGCATTCCGTCCCACTGATAGGTAGTTACCCGACACGCTTCCTTTTGCCACTCTTCGTCGAAATGGATTGACCGCTTTTCTGCATGGGCAAGTATAAGCAGGTCTAGAATGTTGCGGGACTCTTGCGAGGACTGATACTCATTTGGTAGCCACCCTGTTTTGGCTTGGATGTACGAAGTTAGACCAATTTCACCGATAGCGTCTAGCGTGTCAAATGCTTCGTCTGTCTTTAAGTTTCGAGCCACTAAACTGATAAATTTCGAGGCAAACTTAGCAGAAATAGGCTTAATTAATTTCCCCCGCTTTTTAATTTCGTGGCGCAAGTGCAAATCTATTAACTGCAAGGGTTTGAGCCATGCAGGTACGCTCTCATGGCGCAAGTCAGAAAACCATCGACGAACTGTTGTCTCTGGTACTCCTGCCATTCGAGCTAACCCTCGTTGGCTTACTGCACTGTCTCCTGTGGCGACAACTGTAAAAAGCTCAACGCCGTTTTCTTCGACGCGCAGCACATCGGTGTTATCATTCATTTCGGTCGCTTTCCTATCAGTACTAGGTTGGTGGCAAGTGACTGGTGAGCGGTGATTACACTCGCCAGTTGCGCCTATATTATCTCTTAAAACAGGGATAATGAAAAATAAATTCTGACTATGCGATCGCCCCTGACCCCATCCACCGGACGCCCTCGACTCGTAGATCAAATCTGGCGTACCCTCAATAACTTCCGACGCACAGTCACGGAGGGTAGCAAGCGACCGCTCACGGGACTCTACAACACCGTGTCAATCGACCGCGACCTTTCCCTAGACGGACGCAATTATGACCAGGAACTTTACGGATGGGTGATTCGCGACCCAGAACGCAACATCCCGATTGTCGAGATGGTCAACTCATCCCCGGAGGTTAAACTCTGCCTATCTCGTATCCAAGACGCCTTGTGGGGAAGCCACGAAGGAGAGAACGGCTTCTCTATCAGTGACACCCTAGACGACGACGCTACCCCAATTGACCCGGAAGTATATGACATTTTGATGGGTGTGCAGGAGGTTTTGGTTGGACGAAGCAGGCTCAAGCCAGTGACAAGAGAAATGCTGGCGTATGGTGATTGCTTTATGTCCATTGGTATTAACGCTCGGACTGGAACTATCGACGCGCTAACTGAACTACCTACGTTTGAGATGTTCAGGATTGAGGACAGCCAAGGTAGGTTGATGGGGTTTCAGCAGAGATGGGAGACAACGGACGAGAAGAGAGCAATCAATTTTCACCCTCTAACCTGTATTCACTGGAGATACAGCAGACAGTGGGGGAACTTGTATGGAACTCCTATGTTCAGTCACTCATTGGAAGATTGGCGTCTGTTGTGCCTAGCTGACCAAGATCTAGCCAAAGGTGCGAACGCCGTTGGGGTGAATCCGTTGATTCATGAATTACCATTGGATTACCAAGATGATGAGATTGCCGCGTATAAAAGGTCAATAGAGGAGCAGCAAGGTTCTGGCGCGATAAGTGCTTATTATCCTCCGGCTGGTATCGTAATTCGTCCGGCATACACATCAACCCCCAACATCGACGGACTGATTCGATATTTTGAACTGAGGAGCGATCGCATACTTGATCAGTCTTCAGTTCCACCATACCTGTCCGGTAG